GGTCGGTCTTGGAGAGGATGCCCGCCAGCATACCCAGCAGGTAATTCACCTCGTAGGTGCGGGGGTAATAGGTGCGCACCAGCGGGTGCGGCGTGTTGAGGCAGCAGTTCAGGAACTTCGTTTTGGGGTGCTGAGCCGCCACCTTCAAACAGGCCGGCCGCATCCGGATGCTGGTGGTGAACACCACATCTGCGTTGTCGTGGGCCACCTCTTCCAAGATCTGCTCCGCGTCCACCTCCGGGGAAACGTTCTCCCGGTTGGTGATGAGGAGCCGGTCCCCGAATTCGGCTTTCAGGGCCTCAATGCCCTTTTCGTGGCCCCGCACCCACGCGCTCGTCTTGGCGTCGTACTCGTGCAGGAACACCACCTTCAGTTGGCTGGGCTTCTGGGCAAAGATGTTCAGCTTGCTCAGCAGCGGCTCGCTGCCCGGTTTCGGCTCCAGCGAGAGCTGGACGGCGTGGGGCTCCGTCAGGATCTTGATCTCGTCCCACAGCCGCGAAAGGTTTTCCCGCACCTGCGCCGGGGTGGACTGGCACGCATCCGAATACCGGTAGACCGACAGATACACCAGCAGCGCGTCGCCGGGGGTCAGGTTCAGGGCCGAACCGCCCAGCGCGTAGAACTGCTGGCTGAACATGGTGTACAGCGCCGAGAAGTTCAGCCGGTCGTCGTCGCTCCACGCTTCCTCCGACGCTTTGCAGACCAGCGTCTGCAATTTGGCGTAGCCGCCCAGCTTCGAGAAGCGGACGTTGTTCACCTTGGACAGTTTATAGAAATCGAGGAACTCGTAGTAAATTTTATTTTCCAGCGTGTCGTTCCGCGCCGGGATCAGCCGGGTCACGGTGCCGGGGACGGTGACGGCCTCGTAATATTTGAGGACGGACACCCGCTTGTTGCCCTCCTGCACATAGAACCGGTTCAGGTATTCGTAGGCGATGATGGGGGTGTGGATGCCCTCTTCCAAGTGGGCGTCGCACAGGTTCGACCACTTGACCGCGAACTCGGTGCCTTCGTCCAGCAGGGGCATGAAGTTTGCCGCAAAGGCCGTGTGGCGGCCGTTGGTCTTGGTGCCCACGATGCTCTCGGCAGGGATGTCCACCAGCCCCAGCGGCTCCTGCGCCACGATATTCACCCCGGAAAGGATCTCATCCAGCACCTCCAGATAAGGCGACTGGCCCCGCGCCACACAGGCACGGTAGGCGCGCTGACCCGCGCGCAGAGCGTTTTTATAATCTTCCAGCATAGCAAGACTCCTTTCAAAGAATGCAAAGCTGATCTTCCTTTTTTCAGAGCCTACGGCTCCAAGGACAGTATACCATGAAATTTTGATTTGTGGGAGACTTTCTCCCCCAAAGGTGTTGATTTCCATTCTTTTTTCAGGTACGATAAATAGAAAGATCGAATTTTGAGAGGTAGTCACTATGCAAACGGAACAGCTGCCCCGTCTGGAAGCGGGCGAATACCCCGGCGGCATCTGGTATTACGAACCCCACACCTACCAGCCCTACCGCTACGTTCTGGGCCGGGTGGGCAGACATCCGCTGGTCTGCATCGGCATCAACCCCAGCACCGCTCAGCCCGGTGCGCTGGACCCCACCCTGAAAAGTGTGGAGCGCCTTGCCGCCGCCAACGGGTTCGACAGTTGGATCATGTTCAACGTCTACCCCCAGCGCGCCACCGACCCCAACGATATGGACAAGACCCCCGACCGCGCCCTCTGCCACGAGAATCTGCGCTGGCTCAAGGCCGTCCTCGCCGAGACCGAGCCGACCATGTGGGCCGCATGGGGCACCCTGATCGAGAAGCGGGACTATCTGCCCAGCCTGATGCGGGAGATGGTGGCCCTGACCCGTGAGCGGGACATCCCGTGGGTCACCTTTGGCAAGCGGAGCAAAAAGGGCCACCCCCACCACCCCCTCTACCTGCGCAAGGATTCCACCCCGGAACCCTTTGATGTGGAGAACTATCTCGACACCTGTTTTTGATTTTTTCAGGAGGGCTGCACCATGACACCGGAACGCTATCAGAAGCTTTTGCACTGGATGGAGGCCCACCCTGCGGTCAGAACGGCCGTCATTGCCCTCAACCGCTGGCTCCCGGCGGTGCCCTTCGTCTGCTACCCGTTGCTCCTCGTGCTGTTGAATGTCCAGTGGTTCCGGCTGCTGCAAGTGGGGCTGAACCAAACCGCTCTTGATTTTATGCAGCTCATCGCCCGCGCCATTCTCGTGCCGGGGTTCGTCTTCTTCGGCGGAACGGTGCTGCGGGCCAAGCTCAACTTCCCCCGCCCCTATGAGCAGCCCGGCTTCACTCCGCTGGTGGAAAAGGAGACCCACGGCCATTCCTTCCCCTCCCGCCATGCCCTGAGCGCGGCGGTGCTGGCAATGGTCTGGCTCTACTTCTATCCCGCCGCCGGGGTCGCCATGGTGGTCGTGGCCGCCGCCATCTGCGTGCTGCGGGTGCTGGCCGGGGTCCACTTCCCGCGGGATGTCCTCGCCGGGGCAGCTCTCGGTTTTGCACTTGGCTATGTCGGAATGTGGATTTTCTGACCACATCATGCCCCGCCCGGCGAAAAAATTTCAAAAAAATTGGTGTTTTTGCTTGACAGAACCGGATGGGTATGGTATTATATCTCTCGCAGCCCGCCGCCGACGGCTCGCTGCCCAAGATAAGGAACCCAATGGGATAACAACGTGCGCCCGTAGCTCAGGTGGATAGAGCAACTGCCTTCTAAGCAGTGGGCCGGGGGTTCGAGTCCCTTCGGGCGCATTTATGTGGTGCCTTTAGCGTAGTCGGTTAACGCGCCAGATTGTGGATCTGGAGACCGTGGGTTCGAGTCCCACAAGGCACCCTCTCAAAAAAGATGCAGAAGCGATTGCTTCTGCATCTTTTTTTATTACAGTGCCTTGTGGGGCTCGAACAGGGCGGCGGTGCATTGCACCGCAAGCGATCAGCCCATTGGGCTGTCGCTTAGCCCGCGGGTCCTAGACCCCTAGGAATGTCTACCGGGGCTGTTCCCTCATGCTTTCTGCCCGAAAGCAGCCGGGTCCCAAAGCCTGTATTCTGTTCTTCCTGTTCAAATAAAATCAGCCGCAGCGCAGGAAAAAGCATCTCCTGCACTGCGGCTGTTTGTTTAGCTGTTGAGCTGCCTCATGATTCTCGCCACCTCCCCGCTGCTGTACCCCTCTTTCAGCAGCTCGGTGCGGATGGCCGCATCATTCTTGCCCTGACTGCGCATCCGGGCGGCAGTGTAGGGCACGGTGCCGCCGGAGGAAACGCCGCTCTTGCCCACGGTCAGGCCGCCGGTGCTGCCCAGTTGGCCGGTGCTGCTTTTCGCCGCCGCATCCGCGCTGGCCTTTTGGACCTGCTGCGCCGCCTTCGACTGCTTCAGCGCCCATTCCCCCTTCGCGATGTTCAACCGTTGGCTAGTCACATCGTTGGTGAACTGCTGCTGACGGAGCTTGTCCTGATACTGCTGCTGGGCAAGGGTGTTGTCGAACTGCTGCTGCGTCAGGCCGTCCTGATACTTTTTCTCCTGCATCTGCTGGTTCCACGCGGTGTCGGCGCGGTCGGCCTCGTAATCGCGGTTGTTGGCGTAGATGTTGTACCCGGTGTTCAGCAGCGAACCAGCCAGCGAGCCGAGGCCCGTGGTGCCGGAAACCAGAAGCTGCACCGCGTCGCCCACGACGCCCAGCGCCGTGACGGCATTGTTGAACCACTGCTGCTTCTTGGCCGCCTGCTGCTGTTCCTGCTGGGAATAGTAACCGTACAGGGTGTTCAGGCGGCTCAGGTAGTCCTGATACCGGCCGTAATCCTTCTGGTAGGCGCTGTTGTAGGCACTGCCCAACTGTTCAAGCTGAGTGTAATAATCCGAAAGTTTCTGGTTGTACAGCCCCTGCGCGTTCTGTTCCTGCGCGCTGAGCTGGTCCAGCCGCGTCACAAGGGCATCGCCGCTGCTGTCGTAGGTGTCCAGTGCCAACTGGTACAGGGTCGGGATGGCCAGATTCAGCGCCCCGATCTGCTGCTGGTACGCTTGCTGGGCCACGCTGGCCGCGTAGCTGGAGCCGTAGCCGCCGGTCAGCGCCGCCGCCTGTGCCGCTGCGTCCGCGCTGGCGTTGTGGGCATTCTGGGTGTACACCTGTGCATACTGGTGGTAAAGCGGGTCATTGACGTAATTGTAGCTGAAGTCCTTCTTCCCGCTCAGGTCGTCCAGCGCCGCGTCGATCCGGTCCTGATATTTGCTTTCATAGTCGCCGGGGCGGTTCTCCTGCAGTTCCTTCAGGGCATTGCCCGCCGCCGTCACGCTCTCAGAGGGGCGGTACCCCGCCGAGGCCAGCGCGTTCTGCACCTCCTGTCGGCTGTTCAGCCCCTCGGTGGAATAGGATCTCTTCTTTTCGTTGTTCGCCATAGGTTCTCCTTTCTCCTCACAGGCTGCGCAGCTTGGTGCCCAGCTCATCCGATACGTTTTCGATGTCCAGATTGGTCAGCACATATTGCAGCTGCTCCTGCATCTGGTAGAGGTAATTCCGCAGTGCGCGGGCATCCTCCGGGTCCATATTGTCGCTGAGTTTCGGCAGTCCCAGCTTGCTCAAACCAGAAACACTTGCCATCCGTCACACCTCCTGTTCTAAAATGCCGCCCCGCGCCGAAGCGATGGTCCGCGCCAGACTGCGCAGGGTGATCTGCCCTTCGCCGCGCAGCCGGAGCCGGAGCGTGCTGCACCGGCGGGGCACAAAACTCTGGTCAAAGTTCTTCCGCTGGCCGCTCACCTGCCACGCAGCCACAGGCTCCCACCCGCCGCCGTCATAGCTCACTTCCAGCGCCACGGTGCTGGCGCAGTCGGCGTCCAGCCGGAGGGTCAGCCGGGAGAGGTAGCGGTCCTCCGCCCCATCCAACCCGATATCCCCCGTGATGAGTTCAAAGGGGATGGTCGCCTCCACGCCCTCGGTGGTCTGCCAGTCGCTTTCGCGGCTGGGGTCGGCAGCCCAGATGTCCGCCCCGTCCCAGAGGTAGAGCTGGCCGCCGGTGCTGGCCATCTCGTAGGAGCAGCCGTTCTCCTCCTGCCACAGGCCCCGCTCGGTGTCGTAGACCAGCAGCCGCTCTTCGGGCTTCTCCCCGCCGCTGTCCCGCACGAGATACAGGTAATACCGTCCATCCAGCGCACCGCCCACTGCTGCCCGCACATTGGACAGCCGGGCGGTGTTCAGTTTTTCGGATACCTTGCTGGGCACGCTGCCGTCCCACGCCATCACACCGTCCGGCGAGAGGTAGTACAGCGTCTCGTTCAGCACGCAGAGGCTGCGGCTGGCGTTCCGCGCCACGCCCCGGCAGCGGATGGCACTGAGCTGAAAGTCCGAGGGCTTGGAGCCGTACAGCTTGTGGATGCAGTTTTCCTTGAAAAAGAGCACATAGCCCAGACAGGTGGACGCGCCGGTAAAATCCCCGTCGCTGCCCACGGTCACGGCGTAGCTGTCCTCCGCGATGCCCCGGTAGGAGAACCAGTTGGTCGGGTCGCCCAGCTTGCAGCCGTAGATGGCATTTTCCGCCTTGGAGCAGCCCCACAGCCGGTTGTCGCACTCGGTCAGGTAATCGAGGTCGGGCACCCGCCGCTCCAGCCGGAACGGGTCGGGGCTGCCCTCCAAGCCGCTGCCCTTGCCGTCGATGCTCTTCCAGCGGATGACGTCTCCGCTCTTGGTCAGGGTGCCGTAGAAGTAATCGCCGCCGGGCTCGGCCCGGACCTGCACCCAGTCCTCGCCGCGGGCGTAGACGATGCGGTCACCCTTCAGCCCCTTCCAATACCCGCCATCGTCGTCCTTGATGCCGCTCAGCGTCACGGTATCCCAGACTGCAAAATCGGCCCCGATGCCCTTGCACTCGATCCGGCACCAGTTCAATTCAATGGCCGACCAGTTGCCCGAAGCCTCGCTGTAGATTTCGAGGATGCTTTCGCTGCTGTAGGGCACCTGCGAGTTGACCACCTTGAGGAACAGGTCGCCGTCTGCGGGGTCTGTCGGCTCCTTGGGGCCCCGGTTCTTGACGGTGTAGGTCTTCCCCGCCGCGTCGCAGGGCGTCAGCACCACATCCGCATTCCCATTCGTCCACGCCGCCGCCAAGGGCGTCACGGACAGGTCCTTCGTATCAAAGGCCGTCTTGTCCGGGAAGATGATGATCTTGGTGCCCATGCCCACCAGCACCTTTTTGCTGTCGGTCACGGCATTTTCCACGGTCTGCACCGTCTGCGGGGCGTCATCGGTGCTATAGCAGAGATTCGTTCCTTCCACCACCAGCAGCCCGTTCAGGTGGTACATTCCGTTCACGGGGGCCGCCGTCCGCAGCTTCCGGCGGGGGATGCGGGTGCTCAGCGCCGGGAAATTCCGGGCCGAGAAATTCTTGCCGCTGCTGCATTCGGCCTCGGTGCAGCTGTACGTCTCATTCAGCCCACCGAAGGCCCGCAGCAGGGTGCGGGTGTTTTTCAGCCCCGCACGGTTTGCCAGTGCCATCGTTTTTCCCTCCTCACCAGCGCCAGCGCACCCGGCGGCGGGGCAGGTTCTCCTGCCGCAGCCCGGCGGCCAGCCCGCTCAGGATGCTGTTGTACTGCGCCTGTTCCCCGGCGTAGCGGTCGGTCTCCCCCAGCGCCGCGTCGATGCGGGCGCAGAGGAAATGGGGGTAGAGGGTGTCGTAGGGCACCGGCACCAGCAGCTCCGTGTTGTCCGGCAGGATGCTGCCAGACCATGCCGCATCGGCACCGACTTTTTCGTACCCGGCCGCGCCGCTTTTCTCAAAATACAGCTTGCGCAGCATGGCGTCCTCCTCGCAGAGCCAGCGTCTGCGCGTCTCGTCCGAAAGCTTGCACCCCGGCCGCAGCTCTGCGGCGCGGTCCAGCGCTTCTCTAACGGTCATCTCATCGCTCCTTTCGAAAAAGGCCCGGCTGGGCGATCTTCCCGGCCGGGCCGCTGTTTGTTACTGTACGCCGTTTTCGGCAGCCGCGATGCGGGCGGCGGTCCGCTCGTCCTGCATCTGGCTGTGCTCCAGCACCTCGGCCACCTCCGGCGGCACCTCCACCTCAACGCCCCGGCGGATCTTATAATTCACCCCGTTGACGCTGACGAACAGATCTTCCTTGTACCGGCTGTTGTCCTTGAAAAGCTTGATTTTCATATGGCTCCTCCTTAGTTCGCGGATGCGCTGGCCGAGTAGCTCGACACACTTTCAATGCGGATCATGTACTGCTCCACCAGACGCTCGGCGGCGCGCATTCCCTTCCAGCCCACGGACGCACGCTGGTTCAGCGGGTCATCACCGTAGCCCAGCTGCTTGACGATGTGCTCCAGACCACCGCCTTCCAGCTCGGTCACGCCGTAGGCGTGGGCACCCAGCACCAGCGTGCCGAACACGGCCAGACCCGCCGGGCAGGTGGCGTCCTTCCAGATCTTCGCCTCGCTGGTCTCGATGAAGCGGATGTTGCCCAGCTTGCCGATCTCGCCCCGGAACATGGCCTCCGGGTCCGCGTACTTGTGCACCTCGATGAACTCCTTGCTGGTCTTCAGGTCGTAGGCAGCGTAGGGGTGGATGATGGCGATGTAGCTGTCGCCGATGGGGTCGGCGTTCATCGCGCCAAGCTGGGCGGCGGCTCGGAAGAACAGCTTCGGGGTCAGGGTGCAGGTCTTGTCCAGATTGGCGCGGCTCTTCACAACGGACTCGGTGCCGTCCGCCGCCACCTTGGGCGCATAGATGACATTGGTGCCGCCGGCCAGCACATCGCGGGTGATGCTGTCCATGGTGCGGCCCGCCTGACTGGCCA